GAAGACCTTGCTGGGTACCCCCACTTCCGGCGTGATGACTAACGTCACTGGCCTGCCTCTCACTACGGGTGTCACTGGCACTCTGCCTGTAGGCAACGGCGGCACTGGCGCTACCTCTTTCACTTCCAACGGCATTCTTTACGGCGGAGCCACGGTTGGCGTCACGGCTGCAGGTACGACCGGGCAGGTTCTTGTAGGCAACACGGGCGGCGCACCGTCGTGGGGCGCAGCTACTGGCGTCGCTGTCACCTCTATCAACTTCGGGACTACGGGCCTCACTCCGAGCACCGCTACGCAAGGTGCTGTCACGGTCGCTGGAACTCTGGCTGTCGCCAACGGCGGCACTGGCGTCACGACATCTACCGGCACTGGCGCTGTCGTTCTTAGCAACTCCCCCACGCTGGTCACTCCCGCTCTGGGCACCCCCTCGTCCGCCACGCTGACTAACGCTACTGGCCTGCCCATCAGCACGGGTGTGTCGGGTCTCGCCGCTAACGTCGCTACCTTCTTGGGCACCCCTAGCTCCGCCAACCTCGCCGCTGCGGTCACTGACGAAACGGGCTCGGGCGCGCTGGTGTTTGCTACGTCGCCCACGCTGGTAACTCCGGCTCTGGGCACCCCTTCATCTGCTACGCTGACTAATGCTACTGGCCTGCCCATCAGCACTGGCGTGTCGGGTCTCGGCACGGGCGTAGCCACTTTCCTCGCTACCCCTAGCTCCGCTAACCTCGCCGCTGCAGTAACGGACGAGACGGGCTCGGGCGCTCTGGTGTTCGCTACCTCCCCGACGCTGGTTACTCCTACGCTAGGTGCTGCCTCGGCTACGTCGCTTGCTCTGGCTGCTGGCCTTGTAGCTACCCCGTCCCTCACCTTCACGGGGGATTTGAACACCGGGATGTGGTCCCCCGCCGCCGACACAATCGCGTGGTCTACGGCTGGCACCGAGAAGATGCGGATTAACCCGGGCGGCGAGGTCGGCATTGGGACAAGTTCGTCTGGGCCAAAACTTCACGTTTACGACGCATCGTTGGCGGCGCGGGTTCGTGTTGACTCACCGGCAGCCCTTGAACCGGGCTTCAGCTTCGCAAGCGCGGGGACTGAAACAGCCGTTATTTACCGCCCGGCGAACACGTCCCACGTCCGGTTCTACATAAATGGACAAGACCGGGTTTCGTTTAATTCGACCGGCGACGTCGGCATCGGGACTACTTCTCCTACGTCGGGGGTTAAACTCGATGTAGTTGGCGCTTTGAAGGTTGGTAACGGCGTTTCGAGCCCCTCCGGGCAAATGTTGATTAACAGCACGTCGGGAACTGGCGCGACGCTCCAACTGTTCCAAGACGGCGTAGAGTCGTGGACGATTTCTAACCCAGCATCATCGACCCGGCTTGCCTTCTCCGCGTCCGGCAGCGAACGCCTGACTATCTTAACCGGAGGCAACGTCGGCATCGGGACTACTTCGCCTTCTACAAAACTTGACGTAGTGGGGGGCAATAACGACGGCCTGCAATACCGGACCTCGACCCGGTCTGTTGGTATGGGTCAGCAGTCAGGCGAAGCGGCAATCTATTGGGGGTCAGGCACCCGTCTCGACTTCACCTCGGGCGGAGCCGTCCCGCTTTGCATAGCCGCCACTACAGGCAACGTCGGCATCGGGACTACTTCGCCTTCGCAGGCGCTGGATGTAGCTGGAAACGCCTACATAAGCCAACGGGTTGGTTTAGGCGTCGCGCCTAGCACTACAGTTACCCTAAAAGTTCAAGGACCAGTTGGGGACTGGGCTTCGCAGCTAGTTGGCAGCTCTACTACGGGGCAGTCTTATGGATTGCTGGTTGACGCGGGCACTAACAGTAGCGACCTCAGTTTCCTGATAAGAAACACAAGCGCAACTAATATGTTCGCGGTTCGTGGTGACGGCAACGTAGGCATCGGGACCAGTGCGCCTGCCGCAAAGCTAGATGTTAACGGCGACGCAAAGTTTAATGGGAGCATCCTGCTAAACGCCGCTAGCCAGTTTATCTACAGCCCGACTGGGACGATTATATTGTCCGCCGATAACACTGGCGGTAGTGGCGGCCTTATTGATTTCAAAACTAACGGCATTGACCGGATGCGCATCACGGCGGCAGGCAACGTCGGCATCGGGACGACTTCGCCTGCGTCAATGCTCCACGTTACTGGGCTTATAACCATCGGGACGGCCACCGCCATGCTGACTTCGGCAGTTGCCATGAACGACGGGGCGGCGGCGGCGGCGGGCACTCTGCTTAATGCTCCGGCGGCGGGCAACCCGACCAAGTGGATACCCTTCAACGACAACGGCACCACCCGTTATATCCCTGCGTGGTAAGGAAGAACAATCATGACCATCGCCTACACTTGGATTATCTCCTCCCTCGACGTGGCACCGTCCGACGACGGTATGATCGACGTCATCAAGGTCGCCCACTGGCGCTACCGGGCTACGGACAGCACAGACGATATCTCCTCCGGGGTCTACGGCGCTCAAGGCTTCGCCACTCCTGACCCGGCGTCCTTCACCCCATTTGACACTGTCACCGAGGCACAGGTAGTTGAATGGATCGAAGACGCCATCGGCGAGGAAGGCATGGCATCCATGGACGCTTCGCTTGTGGTCAGCATCGAGAACTTGCGTAACCCGCCCATCGTCACCATGCCTGTGCCGTGGGCAACGCCTACCCCGGAACCCACCCCTCTAACCCCAACAGAAACAGAGAGCACAGATGCTTAACACTCCCCTTCGCGACCGCGCCGGTAATGTCATCACGAACCCGGACGGTGAACCCGCAACCATTCGCTTCGCCCTCTACATGGCTATCGACGCCCAGATGGAAGACGACGCGAAAATGGAAGCCGGTGCGAAGCTGAAGCTGGCCAAGCTGAGCCTGAAGCTGGCTGACGAAAAGGCAGAACTGGCCGCTGGAGACATCACCACACTGCTGGAACGGGCGGCAAAAACCCTGTCCGTGCTGGTCTATTCGCAGCTGGTGCTAGCCCTCGACCCCAAATCCCTAGACTAGCGCACCGCCTATGGCCCTCCTGAAGCTACAGTTCAAACCCGGTATCAACCGCGACGTCACCAACTATTCTGGTGAAGGCGGGTGGTGGGAGTGCGACAAAGTACGCTTCAGGAGCGGCCTGCCAGAGAAGCTGGGCGGCTGGGTAAAGTACTCACCCAACTACTTCTACGGCGTTTGCCGCAACATGTTCTCTTGGGTGACCACGTTCAGCGACCTGTTCCTCGCGGTGGGCACTAACCGAAAACTGTATATTGAGCTGGGCAGCCGCTACAACGACGTGACGCCGATCAGGGCCACGTTCGTTTCCACCAGCACCGATAACTCCCTGTCAGTAACGTCTGGCTCACGGACTGTCCTTGTTACCTTGACGGCCCACGGGGCTTCGACGGGTGACTTCGTAACCATTTCCGGCGTTGTCGGTTCTATGGGTGGCGTACCGCTAAGCGAGATTAACGCTAACCACGAAGTCACCGTGCTTACTTCCTCGACCTTCACTTTTCAGGTCGACACAGCCGCGACTTCTACAGCGGCCTCTACTGGTGGCACCGCCATTACCATGGCGTTTGAAATCCACGTTGGCAGCGCCACGCTGGAGTACGGGTATGGATGGGGTGTAGGGCTGTGGGGTCGCAACGCTTGGGGTAGTGGGGCTAACGTACCTATTGTTTCGCCACAGCAGGACTGGTGGTTCGACAGTTTCGACAACGACCTGTTTGCCAACATCCGTGGCGGCGCGGCTTATGTGTGGCAGCGCGGCCTAACGACTGACCCTTCAAACGCATTGAGCACGCGGGCTATCTCGTTGGTGGACTACGCCACCGCCGAAGGTTTTGTAGCCAACGATGTGCCTGTTGTTATCACCCAACTCATGGTGTCGCAGCAGGATAGACACCTCATTGCCTTTGGTGCCGTGCCGTTCGGTAGCACGGACCCTGACGACTTCGACCCGCTCCTTATCCGTTGGGCTGACCAAGACACGCCGGGCGACTGGACGCCAATGGTCACCAACTCGGCGGGCTTCCTGCGCGCTTCGCGCGGCTCGCGTATCGTCACAGCCCTGCCCACTCGCCAAGAAATCTTGGTTTGGACTGACATCACCCTGTACGCCCTGCAGTTCCTCGGCACCACCGACGTGTTTGCCCTGCAGGAATACGCGCCTGACATCACTATCGCTGGCCCCCGGGCGCGTATTTCCGCTTCCAACATTGTGTACTGGATGGGCCGCAGCAAGTTCTACATGTACTCAGGCCGTGTAGAAACACTGGACTGCACGCTGCTAAGCCATGTGTTCGACAACCTGAACTACGAACAGCTGGAACAGATTGTCGCTGGTACTAACGAAGAGTGGAACGAAATCTGGTGGTTCTACCCTAGCGCCACATCCAACAAAAACGACAGCTACGTAATCTATAACTACGTAGAAAAGATTTGGTATTATGGGATGATGGCCAGAACAGCGTGGATGGACTCCCAGCTGTACACCAGCCCGCTGGCTTCAAATAACGACACGCCAGATGCTACTACTGAAACAGGACTCGTGTATAACCACGAGGAAGGCGTGAACGACGACGTGCTGCCAATGGAAGCCTACATCCAATCCAACGACTTTGACTTGGGTGACGGTGACAAGTTCATGCTGTCCCGCAGGCTGATACCCGACATCAAGTTCCAGTACTCCACTGTGGAAAACCCCGAAGCTACATTTACGCTGCAGTCTCGGAACTTCCCGGGCAGTGCCCGCCGTGCCGATGCGCAGGACGCCAGAGCGGTTACCCAGACGGCTGTGGGCGAGTTTACCGAGCAGGTGTTTATCCGCGCCCGCGCGCGGCAGATGTCGCTGAAGGTTTCATCTGACGGCTTTGGTGTCCACTGGAACCTAGGCACGTCGCGCCTCGACGTGCGCGAAGACGGGTCCCGCTGATATGGCTCTGGAACGCTTCAAGTTTTCCCCGCTCCCCAACCCGCCGGAGACCTATGAACCTCAGTACTTCAGGCAGTTCCTGCGTACGCTGGAGATTTACTTTTCCCAGCTTGACTCACTGACGCCCAACCAAGCCAAGTCCTACCGGGCTGACGAGTTTTTCGGGGGCACCTTCAACGGCGGCACCTTGGCCATTAGCGGGAACGCAGGAGTAGGTACGTCGACACAGTTTGGAACCGGCACCGGTGTGCTCGGCATGGCTAATGCCACGACGGTTCCAACCACTAACCCCACTGGCGGCGGCGTGCTCTACATCCAAGCCGGGGCGCTTAAGTATCGCGGCTCTTCCGGCACTGTAACAACTATAGCCCCAGCCTAGCAGGCGTCGTATTGTTAGTGTAGATTTTGCAGTGGCTGTGTAGCCACTACTCCGAGGACCAAGCCATGTTCCCGCCTCCGCCGCAGCAAACGCAGCAGCCGCAGCCGCCTAGCCCGCAAGGGATGGGGATGACCCCCATGGGTGGTAGCTCTAACCCAATGGGCTTTGCGTCGCAGTCGCCACAGACGCAGCCTTCTTCGCCATACCCCGCCGCGCCACAAGCCCAGCAGATGTCGCAGTTTGGGCGTGGCAACGACAGCATGCTCATGCACGTCACGCCGAGCGAGGTTAACGGCCTGCAGCAGTTGGCACAGATGAAGGGCGGCTCGCTGACGACTAACCCGACAACCGGCCTGCCCGAGGCTGGCTTCCTTGAAGACCTGCTGCCCACTATTCTCGGCGTAGCTGGCACCTTCTTCGGCATCCCGCCCATGCTCACTGCGGCTGTCGTCGGTGGCGGCACTGCTATGGCTACCGGTAACCTAGAAAAGGGCCTGATGGCTGGCCTCGGCGCGTTTGGCGGTTCTGGACTGGCTGGCGGCTTGGGCATCGGTGCAGCTGGCGCTGGAACGGCTGGTGCTGCTGGCGCTGCCGGGGCGATCCCTACGTCTGCTGTAACTGGCACAGGAGCGGCTACCGGTGTGGGGGCCGGGGCCGGGGCGGCTGGTGTCGGGCAAACTGCTCTGGGCGCATCTAATGCGGTTCTAGGCAACGCGGTGCCAGCTAGCGCAGCTGTCCCGGTGGGCGCTACGGCAGCACCGCTAGCACCTGCGGCTATGGGTGGAACCAACGCTGTTCTTAGCAACGTGGCGGCACCGCAGGCGTTCCTCCCCGAACTGTTCGGCCAACAAGGTGGCCAGCAGGTTGCTGACTTCGGGCGGCGGTTCGCCGGAGAAGCCTCTAAGAACTTTGCTGGCGCAGCTGGGCCGACCAGCATGTACAAAACCGGTGCAGCGGCTCTGGGCGCGGCCATGCCGATCATGAGCGCCATGGAACCTCGCTACGCGGGTCCGGAAGCTGAAGACGACGGGTTCAACTACGAAGGGCCTTATCTCCCGACAGAGCGCCGTGCACGTTTCAAACCAGCTGGCTCAGAGAACGACTCATCCGAGTTCCGGTACTTCGACGACGTTAACCCCTACCCCGGTTTTGCCCCTGCTCCGCGAGGCTTTGCCAAGGGTGGCGATGTGCCCGCACCAGAAGTGCGCCCCGGCAACCTAGACATCGCCCCCAGCGCGAAGGGCGAAGCGCCTCCGGTGCCAGAAGTGCGCCCCCGTTATCTGGACATCGCCCCCGGCGATGGCGGCATTTTCACGCTCCCCCCGGCCCCTCCGGGACCTCGCCCTGAAGTGCGCCCCGGCAACCTAGAGATTGCTCCGCCTAATGGTGGCGGCGGTAACCTGCCATTCTTCCCACCTCCGCCGCCCGGCACGCCGCCCGCTAGGCGCATCACGCGCCCCTTGGGCTACGGCGACGAGTACAACTACGGTACGCGCGGTGGGGAGACTACGTACACGCCACCCCCGCCAGTCGCTCCTCCCCCTCCGCTTATTGGTGGTGGCGGTGGCTACACTGGTGGCGGTTACACTGGTGGCGGCTTCGACATCACTCAAGACGATATAGACCGGCTGACCCGCTACGTTCGCGGGTTTGGGGGCGGGACTACGTCAACAGAGGTCAATGAAGGCGGCGGAGGTGGCGGAGGTGGCATATCGGGGGGAGAGGGGGGCAGCGGTTCTGAGACGCCGCTGCCCACGAACCCTACTCGCCCCACCGTACCGCCGCTGATTTCTCCTACTACCCCCACGCTTCCGCCTCCGCCGGTTGTCGTGTCTCCACCCCCAGCGCCTCCGCCTCCAGTGGTTGACCCCGCACTTCCTCCGCCACCGGCACCGCCAGTGGTCGTTGAGCCTCCGCGCCCGGTAAACCCTCGCGGCGGTGGGTTTGATGTAGCAGACGAAGTTACTGATACACCTCCCGTCGCTCCGCCGCCCGTAGCTCCTCCTATCGCGCCCCCTCCGCCTCCGCCGGAAGTGGTCGTTCCCCCCGTTGCGCCTCCGCAGGTGCCTACAGTTACTCTCCCTCCTCCGCCGCCTCCCGTCGTGCCAGTGGCTCCCCCAGTCGCGCCTCCTCCGCCTCCGCCGGAAGTGGTTGCTCCTCCCGTGCGCCCGACGATCACTGGCGACGTCTATCAAGACGAAGTGGTTACTCTGCCCCCTCCCCCTTCGCCTCCTCCGCCCCCCGCACCCGAAGTGCGCCCCGGCGATCTAGCTATTGCTCCCGGTGGTGGGAAGAACGTAGCGCCCCCAGTGGCTCCTCCTGTCGCGCCTCCCCCTATCTACCCGCCGGTTATCCTGCCGCCTCCGCCTCCTCCGCCGGAAGTGGTTGCTCCCCCTGTGCGCCCGACGATTACTGGCGACGTCTATCAAGACGAAGCGTTGTATGGCGGCTATTCACCCTTCTTCCCGCCTCCGCCGGAACCCGAGGTCATGCCGCTGGCTCCGCAACTCAAGAGCAAGGGCAGCAAGTTCGCCACCGGTGGCACCGTGGACCTTAACAAGGGTGGGTTTGTTGTTGACGCCCGCACAGTGTCAGAGCTTGGCAACGGCAGTAGCTCCGCAGGACAGGAAATCCTTGCCCGCTACGGCGGACGCCCGATTAACGGCGGCGGTGACGGGGTAAGTGACTCTGTGCCTGCGCGTATTGACGGGCGTAGGCCAGCCCGGGTTGCTCGTGACGAAGTGCACTTCAGTGCTGACGCTGTACGCAGGTTCGGCAACGGCGACATGAAAGCTGGCACCGCCCGGCTGTACGCCTTGATGGACAAAGCCCATAAAGCTCGCAAAGGTGCCGACCGTGGGGAAGACACCAAACTGCGGAAGGCAATGACTAAATGATCGCTACACCCGAGTTCGACACATACGAATGGCAGCAAGCACGCAACGCAAAGCTTGCAGAGTGGCTGGGCGACGCCAACGCCATCAGGTTTGTCATGGACTTTTCGGACACCTGCGAACTGTTTGATGACCTGATCGACAAGGACAAGCCTATCGAGGACGGGCACGTTGTTCGCGTGCTGTTCAAAGTGCTGACCGAAATGCCGCTGAACCCTTTCTTCGACCGGTTCAAAGCGCAGCTTATACCTATCATCGTCACGGGTATTAATGCTTGGCTAGACGCCAACGACCTTGAGCACGGCGACGACAACGATAAGGTCTTTGCTTACGTGTTGCGTGACTGGTATATGGAGTTCGTAGCGTACATTATCTACCTTGTCCGTGGTCGCGACTACATGCGTGCGGTCAGTTTGGATGTCAGGCATTTTTTTACCCACCATGAAACGTTGGGTGAGTATCTGGATAAAATGTCATGAGCGGCGGCAGCGACAGCACACCACCTACCCAGCAGGTCAACTCCACGACCACGACCAACAACCTGCCGGAATACGCACGTCCGTACTACGAGAATGTGCTTAACCGCGCGCAGGCGGAGTCCTACAGGCCCTACACCCCGTACGAAGGCCAGCGCATTGCCGGGTTCACTCCTGATCAGCAGGAGCTACAGTACGAAATCAGGGACATGCAGACCCCCGGCCAGTTTGGCATGGCGAGTAACTTCGCCACCGCCGCTGGCATCGGGTCCATGAACGCCGGGCAATACAACCCCGCCGCTGTGACGAACCAGCAAGTCAATATGCCGGGTCTGGACCTGTACCAGATGCAGGGCGCAGAGCGGTTTGGTAACCCCCAAGCCCAGCAGTACATGTCTCCGTACGTCCAGAATGTCGTGGATGTGCAGAAGCGCGAAGCAGTGCGCGACGCACAGAAGACGCAGCTGGCCCAAGACCTAGGTGCTGCCCGGCAGGGTACTTACGGTGGAGCTAGGCAGCTTCTGGCGGCTACCGAACGCGAGCGGGCTCTAGGCCAGAACCTCGGCGACATCCAAGCGCGCGGCTCACAGTCTGCCTATGAAAATGCGCAGGCCCAGTTCGAGCGTGACCGTTCCGCTGGCTTTGGCGTAGGGCAGCAAAACCTGCAGGCTGCGCAGCAACGTCAACAACTCGGCACCCAGACGGGTCTTCAGGCAGCGCTGGCCAACCAGTCCAGCAACCTCGACGCCCAACGTATCGCAGAGCAGTCCCGCCAGTTTGGTAGCCAGCAGGGGCTGGCTGGCTTGGGTCAAACGCTGGAGGCTGGCCGCACCTTGGGTAACCTTGGTCTGACGCAGCAGCAAGCTGACACACAGCGCCTCGGCCTGCAGAGCGCCAGCGCGGACCAGTACCAGCAGCAACGCCAGCAGCAGTACGACATGGCCTACGCCGACTTCCTGCGCCAGCGCGACTACCCGATGGAACAGCTGGGCTACTACAGCAACCTGCTGCGCGGCATCCCGGTTGGACTAAACACCACTGGCACTACCTACGCTCCGCCGCCCTCGATGCTGGCCCAAGTTGGCGGTGTCGGTCTGGGAGCAGCCAGCCTCGCACGCCTGTCCGGGACTTAACTAGATGGAAACCAAGCCTTTCAGCCTGCAGTCCCCTGAGCAGATCGCCAAGGACTACATGGGCAACAAGCAGAAGATTGCTGCTGCCGCGAAGCTGGGGACGGTTGACCCTACCGCTGCTGTGCTGGCTGGCATGTTCATCGACCGCATGCGGTCTGCGCAAGTGCAGGAACAGCAGCCTGCCAGCACCGTGGCCCAAGATGTGCTCTCCCCTCCTATGCAGATGGGTGTCGGCGCTCCGCCTCCCGGCATGCCGCCTATGGGCGCTCCTCCGATGGGTATGCCCCCGCAAATGGGCGGCGGACCTGCTGGCCCTGTGGGTGGTATGGGCGCTCCTGCTGGTCTTGGTGCACTTCCTCCCGGTCCTCCTGCTATGGGCGCTCCCCCCGTTGGTATGGCGGATGGTGGGCTAGTTGACCTGCCCGTCCCGGACAACATGTTCCCGGACGACAACTACGCTGGCGGTGGCATGGTGGCTTTTGCTGAAGGTGACGAAGTTCCTGCCGCTGGCCCTGTTGACCCGTACTCGGCGGAAAACCTCTATGGTCTGGGCCTTAACCCAGAAGAAAACCTAGCTGCGTACAACCGGCTATACACCCCACAGACTGCGCGCAGGGACCAAACCACCACGTACTATGAGGGCCTGATGTCCCCGGAAGCTCAGGAGAAGAGCCGCAAGGAAGACCTCTATACCATGCTGGCCCAGATTGGGTTTGGTATGGCTGGCACCAACTCGCCTAGTTTCCTGCAGGCCGCAGGTCAGGCTGCCAACGCCGCTATTCCGGGGGCTGTGCAGGCCCGCAAGGAGCGCAAGGCTGAACAACGCCAAGGGCTAGCCGCGCTCACCAACATCGAAGAAGCCAGCAACGCCGAAGGCAGAGCCCGCGCCGATTTTGCCACTGCGCAGGCAAGGGCCGCTGCAGAAGTAGCAGAAGGCCGACTGACCGCGAGGACACAACGCGAAGCCATTGCCGCAGAGAACGCGCTTGATCGCGCGCTTACTCGTTCTGAAGGCGCTGCTAACCGCGCTGCCGCAGCACGTGGTGGCGGCGGAGGCGGCGGAGGCGAAGGCAGGACTTTGGTGGAGCGTTACGCGGGGCAGATTTATGCTTCCCTGCGCGGCAATCCAGCGAATACCAACTACACAGACGCGCAGCTGCAGAGGCAGGCGACCCTAACAGCCATCCGAGAGATCGGTGCAGCGGAGGGTGACAACAATGGCAGCAACGGCTTCCAGATGCCGGGCAACCAAGGCAACCAAGGCGCACCTAACTTTGTGCCGGGTTCTGTCGCGATAGTTCCTCCGCCGCCTCGTAGGCCTGCGCCCCCTGTGCGCCCGGCCCCTCGTACTCCGGTTATTGGCGACTAGCACACATGAGCCAGTATACTACGGTTTACACTCAACGTATGCCGGATGGTAAATCCTACACAATCCGTGGTCGCCCGGGCATGTCTAGGCGGCAGGTTGTGGAAGGTATCAGGGAACAGAACCCTGAAGCCGGGCTCCGCACGTACACGGTGCGGGCCAACGATGGCAATGTTTACAGTATTCAGGGTCGCCCGGGGCAGAGCCAAACAGCAGTGCGCAACGCAGTGCATGAAGCCGTGCCCGAAGCAGACGTGCGGCGAAACCCTCTTGGTGCCGGTTTTGCGCGGGCCAGAAACAACCTCACCACCGGCGTGCCGTACGCCATAGACACGGCGCTTGGACGCACCACGCCAGAAGAAGATCAAGCGTACCGGGCTTCGCAGCGCCGCGCTGCAGAGCTAGCCGAAAGACGCCTCCCCGGAGGCGCGCCAACCATTGACCAACTTCTGCGCGGGCAGGTCAGCCCCCTTGGCTTCCTTGCCGAAAACCTAGGCCAGAGCGCTCCGCAAATGGGCGCGGCTATCGCTGGTGGCCTTGGCGGCGCGGCTCTTGGCACTGCCGTAGCTCCGGGTCCCGGCACGCTTGCTGGCGGTGTTGGCGGCGTACTTGGTGGAGCGGGAGCTTCTACCCCGTTCTTCGTTGGCAGTAACGTGGACAGGGCTACAGAAGACGGACAGACCTCGCTCACCCGTGACGCCGCTGGACGCGCGCTAGCCGCCGCTCCGCTGCAAGCTGCAGCAGATGTGGTAGCCACAAAGTTTATCCCCGGCCTAAACCGTGTATTCGGTGGCCCCGTCAACCACACTGCGCTGGCCAGACTTGCACGTCCGGGATTGGCTAGGGGCGCTGTGCGTGTTGGGCAAGGCGCTGTAGCCGGTGGCGCTGCCGAAGCTGGTCAACAGTTTGGTGAGCGGTACGCTGCTGGCCTGCCACTGGGCGACAGCGAGGCCCTGCGGGAATACGGCGAGTCTGCAGCCGTTGGCGCTATCATGGATGCGTCTATTGGTGCCGTTGGCGCACCCTTCTCGGGTCGTCGCGACGGCGCTCCCGCCCCTGCTGCCACACCGTCTCCCGGTGTCCCCACTGCTACTCCCCCCAACGCCTCCACTCCCGGCGTTCCGCCATCTGCTGCCCCCTCTACTGCTACAGCGATAGCGGCGCTTGCGCCTAACCAGCGCGTTGTGTTCAACGCCGAGTTCACGCAGATTTTGGGCGAAGGGCTGGTTTCTTCGGAGGAAACAGCCGCCGAAATGGCGTTGCAGGTCGCGAGCAACGTGCCGCCAATCAGGGCGACTAAAGGAAAAGGCGCTGCAAATGTTGTACCTGTCGGACAGCCTAGTGCAGGAGGCGTTTCTAGCGCTGACCCACGGGGCGGAGTGGTCGGCGTTGCCGGACCAGTTGAAGGACCTGCAGCCGGAAATGTGGTCGGCGTTGGGCAGCCTGCTGCTCTCGACGTACAAGGTGAAGGCAATGTCGACGCTCCACTAGCTGAGCCTGTAGTCCGTCCTCGTGGTAGAAAAGCTGCTGCCCCCGCAGTTGCGCCAGCCATTACGCCCCCCACTGTAGAGAGTGAAACCCTAGCGCCGGTTGCCACCGCTGCCGCTGAACTGGCCGCGCCTGTGCGCCAAGCCAAGCCTCCTCGGGTAGCCCCTCCCCCTGCGCCTACTCCTCCGCCCGAAGTGGCTATCATGCGCGGCATTGAGGAAGCGGCGGCTGTGGAACTGCCGGAAGGACCCGTGCGCAACGCATTCCTGCTGGGCGCTAGCGCCAAGCTTTTTGAAGGTCCAAAGGGCATAGAGGCAGCCATCCGAGGCGCGCCAAAAGAACTTCGCCCTGTTGTTCAACAAGGCGCTGCGTTTGCAAGTAAGGTGCCTGCTCCTCCCGCTGCTCCGGTTGTGGAAACCCCCGCTGCTCCGGTTGTGGAAACCCCCGCTGCTCCGGTTGTGGAAACCCCCGCAGCGCCTGCCGTAGAAGCCCCCGTTGCTCCTGTTCGCGCTAAAGCGCAGGTGAAGAAAACCGACGCCCAGTTGATTGCGGAGTTTGAAGCCGCCGCTAAAGTCCGCCAAGAGAAAGCCGCGTCCCTAACTCCCGAAGAGGGCCTGCAGGCCTACGACGCAGACGAACTTAAGTTTGCCGACCTGACTCCTCCCCAACGCGCTGCATGGGCAGAGAGGGACAACGCACGCCAGCTAGAAAGCCTCCGCAAAACTGAACCTGGCATAACCGCCGAAGAACTGCAGCGCCGCAAGGCCGCAGGCATGAAACAGCTGCGTAGTGTCCTTGAAGTTGGCAAAGCACCGGAGGCTAAGGGCGGGGGCAAACGCAGCAGCGCTGCAGTTGCGACCGAAAATGCCCTGCCGGTAGGCCGGGTTCAAAGCATTGCCAGCCGCGTGGTGGCTGGCTGGAAGAATGCGCCACCTGTTGTCGTGGTTGCTACCTCTACCGACGTGCCCAGCAACACCGAACAAACACTGCTTAAGGGCCAGTACGACGGCAAGAGCATCTATGTCGTGGCCGACACGCACAAAGACGCGGCAGACGTACAAGCCACTGTGTACCACGAAAGTCTGGTCCACGCCGGGCTGCGGCAGGAGCTTGGCAGGAAGCTTTATGCAATCCTCGACGCCGCAATCAAGTCCAACCCGCAGATGGCCGCAGCCGCAGACAAGTGGCTCGCAGACAACCCGGAGGCTTACACGCAGTATAACGAGCGCACGCGCAGGGCTATCGCGCTAGAAGAAGTGCTGGCCGACACACCCGTTGCGGCGATTAAAAAGGTTCCCGCGATGGCCCGTGTCTGGGCGCGGTTGCGCGATGCGTTCCGAAGTGTCGGACGTCTTTTTGGTGCCAAACTTTCCTACAACGACGCTGACATACAAGCTCTGCTGCAGCGGGCACGTGACAACATCGTTTCTGGGGGCCTTAACCGGGCCAACGAGTTCAGCGCCGAAGAAACGCGCGACGCCCGCGCCAAGAAGTCAACGGCCACCGCAGCACCTGCTGCCAAGGCGAAAGTGGCCAAGGCCATCAAGAAGTCCAAGGCCGTCGTGTCCAAGGCGCAGGCTGCCTTCGATGCTACCAACGTCGTCAGAAACCCCGGCAGCGCCGCGAACGCCAACTATGCCGCCGGTAACATGGCGGACCACATGCCCATGCTTAAGGACATGCTGAGCACGCTGGGCACCCCTGCGTTCAAGCAGTGGCTGCGGGTTATGCCGCTTAGCTCTATGGCAGAATGGGGCGACAAGAACGTGCCCGGGCTTATGGAGCTTTACCACACCGGCACCAAGAAGATCGGCCAGCTGCACACCTACCAGCGCAGGTTCAACGAAATAACCAAGCAACTTGTCACGCTGGCCAACAAGAGCGGGCAAGAGGCTGTAGCTAAAGTGGCCTATGCTACACGTCTGAACCGCGTGGATGTTAATGACCTCAAGGATACACTGGACGCCAGCTACAACGCTGACAAACCAATGCAGTGGATTGCCAAAGGTCTAGCCGACAAAAACATTACCCAAACTCAACGCGGTAGGCTTCGCAGGGCGCGAGAAATCCGCATGGAGGAGATCAAGTTTGTCTTCACTGCGTGGCAGGAGCTAGGCAAGCAGAAGGGCGGGCGCGAAGCGTTCTTGGCTACCCAGAAGTTCTACAAAACCATGTACAACGCCCTGAAGGCGTTGAACTACTCCGCCATGCGCCGACTGAACGTGTCAGCAAAGACGCAGGCGGACTTGGAAGCAGCTGTCGACCGGGCGCTGGAGGGCGAAGTCACTGAGGACACCTTGGTGCCTAATGACCAGTACCCACGCGAATACACTCCGGCCAAACGCTTCGGCGAGTTCTGGTTGGACATCGCCGCTGACACCAGCAAGGGCAGCAAGCGCAAGCGCGTTTTTGCCACATTCGACACCGCTGGCCAGCGCGATGCCGCTTTGCGGGAACTGGTGCGGGAGTATGGGCTTGACGCTGAAACTGGCAACGACGCCCTCGGCACGCGTGTGGTCTTTGTTGGCAACAGCATGAAGGAACTTCAGGACGACATAAACGCCAGAGGGACCATGCTGAAGCAGCTGTTCGACACGCTGGACGAGGTCAAAACTGCTGGAGACACCCTGCCCGATGCCAAGCAGATCGAGGCCCTGAAGGACAAGCTGTTCCGCACGTGGCTCATGAGCGGCGCAGCCAACAGCCTGCAGAAAAACTTCATCGAGACCAAGGAGTTGGTCGCGGGCTTCAGCGAAGACCTCACACGCGTGTTTGCAGACTCGGCCATGCAGTACGCCAGCCTGCTTACTTCTGCAGAGTACGACAACAAGGTCGATAGCCAGATTGAGAAACTGCGCGCCGACATCAAGGAACAGAAGACGCCTAGAGAACAGGCACGCTACCGCATGTTTGTAGACGAAATGGAAAATCGCCTTGTGCAGGACTATGAGGCTGAGAACGGCCCCAATATGTTCAACAGCGTCAACCGGGCTATGTTCTTCTACTTCCTGACCGCGCCCGCTACCGCTGCGGCGCAGTGGGTTTCCTTGCCGGGCGTCGTGGTTCCCTTCCTCGGCGCTGAGTATGGCTATGCCCAGACCACGGCGGCTTTTGCCAAGAACCTCGACTTTGCGAAGGTGCTGGGGGCCAACGAGACCAACGCGCTGGGTGAAAAGGTGTTCTCCCTGCCGTCGATGCGCCATTCGGACAAGTTCCGGAAAGACCCGCTGTTCAGGAAGGCGTACCTCGCAGGCGCAGCGCGCGCTGTGTTCGAGACTATGGTTGACGTCGTCACCAGTTCTGCTGCCACCCCGGCAAAACAGAACATTAAGCTGTTAGCCAAAACCGACGCGGTCGTAACCGGCGTGTTGAGCGCGGTGTACACTTCCGCCGAACTGGTGACCCGCGAAGTCGCCTTCATGACGGCGTTCGACCTTCACTACGCGAAGACGAAAAACTTTGACGCGTCCGTGGACGCGGCTGTGCTTAACGTGAACAAGTCCATGGGCAGCTATCTGGACATCGAGCGTCCGGCATTCATGAAGAGCGCGGCTATTCGCTCCCTCACGGCGTTCAAGCAGTACTCCATCGCCATGACCAAGCTGTACATGGACCTTGTGGCAAAGATCGCTACCGGTAAGGGTGAACGTCTAGTGGCGGCCAAACAGCTGGCTGGCATCACGGCTATGGGCGCGCTCCTTGGTGGTGTTCCGGGTACCATGGTGTTTGGCATCATTGGCTCTACGGCTGGCGCGGCTATGAAGGCCATGTTCGACGAAGAGGAAAAGGAAGCCATTCGCGCGGAAGACCCGCTTGTTAACCCGCTGGATAACTTTGAGGCTTGGTTCCGCAGGGAGTGGCTGCCGGAAACCTACGGCACCGGCATGGGCGACATCATCGAGAATGGCGTCATATCTGAACTGACCGGCGCGGACTTTGCGTCACGCTTGTCCAACAGCAACATGTGGTTCCGGGACGGCAAGCCGGGCGAAACGCCTAGCCAAGACATCCTCAACACGGCTGCAGCCAACATACCGCCGCTGTCCATGGCCATGTCCGTGGCTGACGCCACCAAGGACTTTTCGGAGGGCAAGGTGTTGCGCGGCGTCTCCAAGATCGTGCCCGCGTTCCTTCGCGGCGGAGTGAATGCCATCCTGCTTAACAAACAGGGGGTAGAGAGCCCGACGACCGGCGACACCAGCATCCAGCCAGAAGAACTAAACATGGCTGACATCATCGCGCAGACGGTGGGCTTTGTGCCTATGAAGGTGTCTGATTTCCGCAAGGAGTCCTTCGCATTCCAAGGTGCCCGCACCGAAGCAGGGCGGGCGAAGACCCGTGTCATGGGCAACCTGTACCGCGCTATGGCAGACGAGAATGCTGAGCCCGACGCGGTGCAGAACGCCTACAACGCTATTGAGCGCCACAACATGCGCTACCCTACGGCACCTTACTTCATCGACAACGAAACCCTGCAGCGGTCGCTTGAGCGCCAGATGAGTTCTGACGAGCGCACCTACCGTGGCATGCTGCTGAACGAGGATGACGCGCGTTTTGCCCCTGTCTACGAGGGTGACCGCTAGACATAGAAAAACCCCCCGCCGGGGGAGCGGCGGGGGGCAGGGCAACACAACGACGAAAGTGGGGGGAGCAACCTCACCTCGCATGCGCAACATATCACGTGCGCCAGATACGTAAACCCCGCACGCCACCCTCGATGGAGATTTTGTCCACGGTGCGGAAGCCTAGTTTGCGTATGGTTTTCGCCATCTGCTTGCGTACTTCTGCACAGTTAAGACAAGGCAAGAAGATAGACGTGCCCGGGGTGAAGGCGTCCCAGTTAACCCGGTACTCTACGCCCTCTAGTTCCACGGTTGTGGGTTCTCTCCGTTGCCATCACCGCAGCCGCCTGCTCCGCAGCCCCAACCCCATCCGCCCATTTGGCCGTTGCTGTGACCGGCCCCCCTCCCTTGGAAGTGTCCCCCGCCTTCTCCACCGCCGCTAAAGCTGTACCCGTAGCCTGTACCCCAACCATCCCACGATATGTCTCCATCAGGGCTAACCTGACCCTCAAACAGTTTCGGCCAGTGCAGGACTATCATCTTCCTCCTCCCCGCCAAGTGCCTCGATGAGGGGTTCTGCGCCTTCAAACGCCGCGTGCTGGAAGTCCAGTTCCATGGCGTAGACCGGGGGTCCAGACAGCTTCATGCCCGCTGACATGCGCTTGGGTGCGCTGCCGAGGAGCAGCCCGGCGGTCTTCATTTCAGCTATGAGGTCGCGGTACGGCAGCTGCTTGGTGGTGCAGTAGTCCATGAACGCCTTGGACACGATAAACACCCTGTTGGTGTCGGGCTCGAACCGCACCCGCAGTTCGCCCTTGGGCTCCTGCCTTGGCATTGCACTCATGCCTGACTGCTTGTCCTTCTTGGCGTTTACCACAAGGATGTTCTGGATATTCAGGTTGATGAAGTCGCCGACGACGGACGAGGAAGAGACGGTCCCCGCTATCGCGTTGGCTTCGTCGCGCATGCGGAGCAACTCGGCCACGGCCCATTCAAAGATGGCCTTGAGGTCGTAGGAACACAGCCCCAGCCTTTTGGCGATCACGCCCCCAGCAAGGTTAGACACCACCCCGCCAGTGCGGAAGCGCTCCTTCGGGATAAGGCCGATCTTGGCGATCAGCTTGGCCTCGACTTCCAGCCAGATACGCTTGGCTTCATCGTGGTTGTTGACCAGCCATTCGGCGTAGACGCCCCCTGCGTGCCCGTGGTTTTCAAGAAGTTGGTGGTCGAACATTTCCCGGGCGTATTCAGGGTCCAGCGCGGATGTGTAGTCGATG